GGAGAACGTGCTTAGCTATTTCCAAACGCATGAGTGGGAGCCTAACGAACATTCCCTTATCTATGCGATTGGACAGGTCGTCAGTCTCATTGAACATCGCCTGCGTCCCACGACACTGGAATCAGCGTACAACAGGATGCCGAGCGGAACGAACTTGGGATTACCCGTCTTCACTAGTGATAGTGACTATGAGTACCAGTACCTTGAACGCGCTCGGCAATTGGAGGCATCAGGATATATTGATGGTCATATATATCCTGCCGTCATCGGGTGGAGAGGACAGCCTCTCGGCTTACATAAGGTGCCGAAGCAAAGAACTGTATGGATGGAGGACCACCTTGAGACTTTACTGGGTCTTACTGTGCTGCATCCTGTTCTTAGCGCAATGCGCGATCGGCCCGAGTTTGCTGCTTGGCGTGGCCCTGATGATGTCGATGTTGCGGTTACGACGATCCTTAAGACCGCCAGTAATCCAATCCTCTCGGTGGATTTCTCTTCCTTCGACTCTTCAGTGGGAAGAGAGTTAATCCGATTGGTATTCGATATCCTCCGAATTTGGATGCCATCCGCGGCACCCAGGATAACATTCCTAGAACGTGCGTTCTACGGGGTACCTCTCCTAACACCAAGGGGTCTGTTAACTGGAAGGAGCGGCAGTGTACCCTCAGGGTCAGCTTTGACCAATTTGGTCGATAGTCTGGCGCAACTCATCATTGCACATTACATTGCGCACAGAAGTGAAAACACTGTGCGAGCTATGACTGTGCTTGGTGACGATGGAGTATGGTCGTTTGTTGATCCATACGACGTCGATGATGTTGTAACGTTCGCAGCGGAGCTCGGGATGACGATCTCTCCTGATAAAAGTGCTGTTTCTAGTGAGAGAGCGTATTACTTACAACGGGTACACTCTCTCAAATACCTCAAAGACGGTATAGCTGTCGGAGTACGCTCAACTATGCGGACGCTTGGTTCGATGATCTCTTACGAGAGATTCAAGCGTGGTTGGAGCGGCGCCATGGACTCCGTCCGCTGGATCATGCAGGTGGAAAACACGAAGTGGCATCCAAGCTACGAGCACTTTGTTAGGTTTCTGTACAGGGGCGATGATCTGCTACATCGTTACGATCCTGCCATCCTTTTAGCAAAGGCTGGTGGTGCGGAAAGAGCGGAAAGCCTCCTTGGAATCGCTTCTTTCCCGTACGGAAGCCAATCTATCTTCCAGTGGTCACACCTTACCACTGTGAACACTCTAAGAAAGATCAGAGAAGAAGAAGGGGGTGCCTAACGG